CTCCGTGCTGGCCATGAATCGCCGCGCGGCCCTCGCCCTCGCCCTCAACCCCGCAGCCAGGCCAAGGACCGCCTGGCCGCCGCCGAGGCCAAGCGCCAGCGCCGCCAGGCGCGAAACCTGAGCTGGGCCGCCTTCGGTGGCATTGGCCTGGCCTGACCCGACCTTTCAACCTGGAGCACCTCATGAGCAGCCCCAACATCAGCTTCGAGACCATCCCGTCGAGCATCCGCAAGCCGGGTGCCTACATGGAGTTCAACACCCGCCTGGCTGTGCGCACGCTGCCTTCGAACAAGCAGCGCCTGGTCATCATCGGCCAGCGCCTGGCAGCAGGCACGGTGGCAGCGGGTCAGCCGGTCAAGGTTTTCAGCGACGCTGAAGCCGCCGGCTACTTCGGCCGTGGCTCGATCGTGCACCTGATGGTCAAGGCCGCGATCATGGCCAACCGCTACGCCGAGATCATGGCCGTCGGCGTCGACGACGCTGGTGCTTCTGCCGCTGCGACCGGCAAGATCACCTTCACAGGCACCGCGACGACCGCCGGCACCGTGCTGGCCAAGATCGGCGCGCAGACCATTGAGCTGGCCATCCCCAGCCAGCAAACCGCCGCGCAGGCGGCCACGGCCCTGCAGGCCCAGCTGGCCAACTACCCGGACTTTCCCGTCACGGGCGCGGTCGCTGGTGGTGAGATCACCTTCACCGCGCGCAACAAGGGCACGCTGGGCAATGACGTCTTCATCGACGCCACCAGCACCGCTGCAGGCCTGAACGTGGCCACCACGGCCTTCTCGGCCGGCGCGGTTGACCCGGACCTGACGGCAACGCTCGCCAACCTCTTCGCACTCAGCGACGAGATCATCGTCACGCCCTACGCCACCCAGACCGCCCTGACGACGCTGCGCACCCACCTGGACAGCCGCAGTGACTCCATCGAGCAGCGCGGTGCCGTGGGCGTGTTCGCCAGCCGGGGCACGCTTTCGGCCGCCACGACGCTGTCGGGCCAGCTCAACGCCGGCCGCCTGGTGCAGGCCCTGCTGCCCGGCACCGCGTCGCTGAGCTACCAGCTGGCTGCGGCCTTCGCCGCCGTGGCCGCCTTCGAAGAGGATCCGGCCCGGCCGCTCAACAACCTGTCGCTGCCGGGCATCGCCGCCCCCAGCATCGCCAACCGGCTCAGCCGCACCGAGCAGGAGGTGTGCCTGGCCAACGGTGTCACGCCGCTGCAGGTCGGTCCTGGCGAGCAGGTGCAGATCGTCCGTGCGGTCACGACCTACACGACCAACCAGGCTGGCTCGCCGGACATCGCCCTGCTGGACCTGACCACCATCCGCACCTTCGACTACTGCCGCAAGGCCTGGCGCGATCGGATCCTGCTGCGCTTCCCTCGCGACAAGCGCACGCCCGAGATCCGGCGCCAGATCCGCTCCGAGCTGCTCGATGTGGCCATCAAGCTCGAAGAGCTGGGGATCATCGAGAACGTCGAGGCCAACAAGGACGGCTTCATCGTCGAAGACGACAGCCAGGACCCCAACCGCGTGAACGCACGCATCCCGATGGACGTGGTCAACGGTCTGCACGTCTTCGCCGGTCGCATCGACCTGCTGCTGTGATCGACCGCTGATCAACCATTGAAAGGAGTTTGCAATGCCCTCTGAAGAATTCACCGGCGCGGTCGTTCTGGAGATCGACGGCCGCGAGATCGACTGCACGGCCATGTCCGTCCAGGTCGTGACCGGCATGTCTCCGGTGGCCACCATGAACCGCACGCGCAACATCGCGGGCTTCAAGAAGGGCGTCCGCCGCTACGAGCTGTCGCTCACTGTGGTGGTGCCCAAGGACGGCAGCGAGCCCGACTGGGCCAACATCGAGCGCGGCAAGGTCACCCGTGAGCCGATCGACGGCCAGGGCGAGCGGGTCAGCTACCTGGACTGCTTCACCACCTCCGTGGGCGAGACCTACGACGTCGACAACGAGGCCCGGAAAAACATCAGCATGGTCGCCGTGCGTGAAGTCAAGGAATGACCGTGAAGATCACCGGCACCCTTCCCATTGGCATCGAGGTCGACGGTGTCTTGCACCGCGACTTCGAGATGCGCTCGCCCACGGTGCTCGACAACATCGAGGTCACCGAAGAGCTGGTCGAGTCCGGCGAGGACACCAACCCGCTGCGAATCGGCACCGCGATGATGGCCCGCCAGCTGGTCAAGCTGGGCACGCTCACCACGTTCGATGGCCTGGCTGCAGCCGGCAAGCACGGTGAGCAGCCGCAGGTCACCACCGCCCTGGTGCGCACCCTGCACCCGAAGGACTGGAACCACCTCGATCGGGAAAGCGCTGACATGGAAAAAAAGCTGCTGGGCGTCGTGGAGACGCCGCAAGCAGCTGGTGGCTCCACGTCCTCGTCTGGTGCGCCAGACACCACCTCGATCCAGCACACCTCCACAACCTGAGCATGGGCGACCTGGCCTGGGTCATCGACAAGGTCAGCCCCAGCCCGACAAGGCCCACCCAGCCCACTCGCACGCGTGTCCCCTCAGGGCGCCAGGCAGTCGTCACCAGGTCTGAACCCAAGACCTACATCGCAACCCGCCGCAAGTCGCAAACCGCACCGCCCAAGCCATGACCACCCCTGACCTGAACCTGGCCATGAGCTTGTCCCTCAAGGACAAGCTGATCGCCCCGCTGCAACGGGTGGTCAGCCAGGCTTCATCTCAGATGCGGGAGCTGGCCAGCAACTCGGACAAGACGGCCCGCAGCACTGCCTCGGTCGCCGACAACCTGGCCAAGGTCGGCAAGAACGCCAGCGGCGCCCGCCAGGCCGCCCGGGAGGTGCGCAACCTCGGCGACGAGACCGCGCGCGCGCATCGCGAGATGTCCAAGCTGCAACAGCTCAGCGGCAAGCTCGGCGGCTTGCTGCGTGGCGGGGCTGCGGCCTATGCAGGGTCCCTCGCCTTCAGCCACGTTGTGGCGGACCCGCTGCGCAAGGCCGCCGACTACGACACCGAGCTGCGCCGTCTGGCCAACACGGCCTATGGGCGCAGCTCGCTGGAGGAACGCCGGGCAGGCATGGCCAACATCAACGCGGGCATCGTGGGCGCTGTTCGTGCCGGCGGTGGTTCGCGTGATCAGGCGATGTCGGCGCTCAACGAGCTGGTGGGCAGCGGCACCTACAAGGACGTGAACGAAGCCTTGGCGGTGCTGCCCGTGCTGATGCGGGGCGCAACGGCCTCGGGCGCTGCGCCGAGCGACCTGGCGACCATCGCCATCCGGGCACGGCAAAGCATGGGCATCAGCGATGCAGCAGGCCTGCAAGACCTGCTGGACCGGGCCATGGGGGCCGGTCAGTCTGGTGGCTTCGAGCTTCGAGACATGTCGAAATGGCTGCCCCAGCAGATGGCGGCGGCTCGCAGCATTGGCCTGCAGGGCATGTCGGGCATGACCACCCTGTTGGCGGCCAACCAGGCATCGGTCATCACAGCAGGCAGCCGCGACGAAGCAGGCAACAACCTGGTCAACCTGCTGGGCAAGATCGCCAGCTCCGACACGGCGCGAGACTTCGCCCAGCAAGGCATCGACCTGACGGGCTCTCTCGCACGAGCCAACGCCAAGGGCATGAACTCGCTGGACGCGTTCGTCGGCCTTGTAGACACGGTGGTTGGATCGGACCCGCGATTCCGTGCTGCGCAAAAGGCCGCGCAATCGGCGCAGGGAAGCGATCGGGCTGCGGCGATGTCGGCGCAGGCCGACCTGCTGCAAGGCTCATCGGTCGGGAAGGTGATCCAGGACCGTCAAGCCCTGATGGCCTTGTTGGCCCTCATGAACAACCGCGAGTACGTGCAGCGCGTCACCTCCGACATCAATGGCTCGAAGGGGACCATCGATTCATCCGCAGCGCTCATCACCGAGGGCGCAGGCTACAAGTTTGACCAGCGGAATTTCGAGGTCGAGCGCGCACAGACCGAGGCCATGACCGGCGCCAACTCTGCAGTCTCCAAGCTGGCCGAGGCGCAGATTGACCTTT